TTTGGTGTGTGGAATGATACCCAAGTTCCAAATACTTATTCACATTATTCTGATATTGCTATGGAAACTTTATTACGAGAAGTAAAACCAGTAATGGAAAAACATACAGGATTAAAATTAAGTGAAACATATTCTTATGCAAGAATATATAAACAAGGTGATGTACTAGCTAGACATAAAGATAGATACTCATGTGAGATATCTACTACATTAAATTTAGGTGGTGATCCTTGGTCAATTTATTTAGATCCAACGGGTAAGACAGGTCAGGCTGGTATTAAAGTCGACCTCAACCCTGGAGATATGTTAATATATTCTGGTTGTGATCTTGAACATTGGAGAGAAGAATTTAAAGGTAAAAATTGTGGACAAGTGTTTTTACATTATAATAAAGCTAGTTCTAAAACAGCTAAAGAAAACTATTTAGATAAAAGACCTGTACTAGGTGTACCAGCTTGGTTTAAAGGAACTACATTGACAAAATCTAAAAAATAGTCTATACATTAGGCTTGCAGGGGGATGATCCACCACAGATTCCCTCTGCTTTAAATCTATTGAATTCCCTCTTTATCTGTTATATTACCTACTAAATAGGTTTTAATATATGTTACAAAAATTAGGCTTTTTACCAGGATTTAATAAACAAGTCACAGAAACCGGAGCCGAAGGGCAATGGTTTGATGGTGACAATGTTCGTTTTAGATATGGTACACCCGAAAAAATAGGCGGTTGGCAACAGTTAGGTGCAGATAAACTTACTGGGGCAGCTAGAGCTTTACATCATTGGGATGATAATGCTGGTATTAAATATGCAGCTATAGGCACTAATAGAATTCTTTATGTTTATTCAGGCGGAACCTATTATGACATACATCCTATAAGAACTACAAGTACAGGAGCTAATTTTACAAGTACATCATCTTCAAAAACCGTTACTGTAACTGTTGGAACTTCTCACGGATTAACAGAAAACGATATTGTATTGTTTGATTCAGTAAGCGGAATTACTGGATCTTCTACTTATACCGATGCTACATTTGAAGATCAAAAATTTATGGTTACTACGGTCCCTACCAATACAACTTTTACTTTAACAATGGCCGTGCAAGAATCTGGAACCCCTTTAAGTGGATCGGGATCAGCTTCTGTACTTTGTTATTATACAGTGGGACCAGCTCAACAAGCAGGTGGATTTGGATGGGGTACAGGGTTATGGTCTGGAACTGTTAATGGACCTGTAACTAATACTTTAAGCGCAAATATTAATGACGCTGTAACAGTCATACCTTTAACCTCAACTAATGGTTTTCCTTCAACAGGAACAATTAGAATAGGAACGGAAGACATTTCTTATACTTCGATTAATGGAAATAACCTAGAAGGAGCTACAAGAGAAGTAGACGGAACTACTAAAGCTGCACACAACAGTGGAGATACTGTTACTAATATAACTGATTATGTTGGATGGGGAGAAGCCTCTTCTGATGACTTTACTATTGATCCCGGTCTATGGGTTTTAGATAATTATGGTACAAAATTAATTGCACTTATTTACAATGGTAGATGTTTTGAATGGGATGCAGCTGCAACTAATGCAACATCAACTAGAGCAACACTAATTGCTAATGCACCTACAGCATCACGTCACGTATTAGTATCTACACCGGATAGACACTTAGTATTTTTTGGTACAGAAACAACTATTGGAACTTCTTCAACACAAGACGATATGTTTATAAGATTTTCTTCTCAGGAAAGTATAGATCAAACAGACTCTTATACAGTTAAAGCTAATAATACTGCAGGCACACAAAGACTAGCAGCGGGTTCAAAGATTATGGGAGCCATTAAAGGTAGGGATGCAATCTATGTTTGGACCGATACTTCTTTATTTTTAATGCAGTTTGTTGGCCAACCCTTTACATTTTCATTCTCACAAGTTGGTACTAACTGTGGACTTCTTGGTAAGAACGCTTGTGTTGAAGTTGATGGTACAGCTTATTGGATGTCAGAAAATGGTTTCTTTACTTACGATGGTCAATTAAAATCAATGCCGTGCTTAGTTGAAGATTTTGTTTATGATAGTTTAAACAGTACACCAAGAGATTTAATTTTTGCAGGTGTTAATAATTTGTTTGGAGAAGTGACTTGGTTCTACCCTAATGGTGGTTCAGAGGTGCTTAATAGATGTGTTACTTACAATTATTTAGATTCATCAAAACAACGTCCGATATGGACTACAGGAAGTTTAGCCAGAACAACGTGGGCTGATTCAGCTGTATTTGCAAAACCTCACGCTACATCTTATGATATTTCTGATGATGCATCTACTGATTGCACAGGCAACACAGACGGTAGTTCAATATACTATGAACAGGAATCAGGGACCGATCAAATTAATGCCGGAGGAGCTACCACCGTAGTAACAGGAACAATTACATCGGGAGATTTTGATATTACACAGAGAAGAAGTAATACAGGTCAAACAGTAGGTACACCAGATCTTAGAGGCGATGGTGAATACATAATGAGAATTAGTAGAATTATACCAGACTTTATTTCTCAAACAGGAAATACTCAAGTTAGTTTTGTAACAAGAGACTACCCTAACAATAGTCAAACCACTACAAACTTTACAACTACAACAGCTACTGATAAGATAGATACTCGACTAAGAGCTAGATCTATTGCAATGAAAGTATCAAACACAGCTATAGCTGAAGATTGGAAACTAGGAACATTTAGATTGGACATACATCCAGGGGGAAGAAGATAATGGCTTTATTCTACAACCAAGCTGATCAAGATATTTACAATAAAGGTATAAAATTTTTACCTCAAGAAAAATACAGAATGGGTCCTTACACTCCTGTCATAGACCAAGAGTCTAAAAAAATTTAAACAAGTTTTGGAATACCGGCCGCTAGTAATTTTAATAATAGTGGTGGTAGTTTTTCTCCTAGTGGAAATGCGTTTGGATATGGTACAGCTATTAAACCTGGAGATCCTTATGTAGGTTCTTTTAAACCAGGTGATCCCTATGCTGGACAATCTGGTTATTATGGTTCTCCAAATTATCGAGGAGGTCTTCCAGGAAATTATGCTCAAAAAGGACCAGGCAGATCGTTTCAATATGAATTTACAGAAATGAATGAGGATGGTGATCTTGTTAATGCTGCAACAGGAAAACCAGCTACAAACGAATTTTATAAAGATTATACATTAACACCTAGAAAAGAAATACCCGGTCCCATAAAAATGTTTGCTCCTTTTGTACCTTTTGGAATGACTACAGTAAATTATTTAGAAAATAAAATGAATCCAACAGGACCATTTACAGCAGACGACAATAATACAACCAGTTACGGTATTGCAGGATTAACTAATCAACAAAAGGGTTTATATGATGCACTAGCTAGTCAAGGAATGTTGTATGATGGACCTAGTGGTATAAAAACTGCAACAGGTAAAAACTTAGTTTCACTGGCTGATAATTATGAAGAAAATCAAATAGATAAGTACAATGAGATGGTTGAAGAAGGTTATAGTATGGATGACGACGGAAATGTTTTAGATAAAGATGGCAATATTGTAAGCGGTTATAAGAAAACTGCATTTATAGAATCCTTCACTGTTAATAATTATACTCAACAAGCTAAAGAAAAAACTAGAGCGGAAACTAAAGAAATTCAAGATCGGGTGAATACACAAGAAACTGTTATTAATCAAAGAGCTAAAGATAAGGATGTAAAAGATGGTAAAGGAAATATTACATCATCTACGGTTAACCCTAATTCTGAGCTAGGAAAAAAAGAAGGTTACACAGGAGGAAATCCTAATCCACATACTGACACAGGTTGGAGTGGATCAAGTAAAGCGGATAAAAGTTCTGAAAAAAATCAAGAGTCTCAAGAAACTGCTGCATATGATTTTGCTAAAGGTGGTAGAGTAGGTTATTTTTATGGAGGACTAGCAAGTATATTATAATGGCAAGAATTGTACAATCATTAACTAGAGCAAGCGAAGAATACGAACAAAGAACTTTTCAATCTTTGGTAAGAGATCTTGACGATGTTATTACAAAATTAAATACTTCATTTCAAGATGAGGTTAAACAGGAGATAGAAGCTAAAAGTTTCTTTTTAGAATAATGGCAGTAGTAAACGAATATAAATTTGTAGGTATAGATAATAGCACAACAGGAGGAGCGTTAGTTCCTTTAGGAGCCAGCATTCCTGGAGTTAATGAAACTATAATTATTAAATCTATTTTAGTAACATCTGCCGGTACACCTGTTGTTACAATTACTAACAATAGTATTACAGCAATTAAATCTAAAGCTTTGACAGCTAATGAAACTACAGAACTTTTAACTCAACCGTTAATAGTAGAAGGTGGCACATCTTTTACGGTCCAAGCAAGCAGTACAGACTCATTTGATGTAGCCATTAGTTATCTAAACATTAAAAAGGAGAAAACAGACTAATGAAAACAACAATGATAGACGGTCAAGAAGTACCGGTATTAGAAGCTAGTGAAGTGATCACTACTTACAGACACAAAACTAATGGAGAAGTTTTTAAAGACAGAAAAGGCTGGGAAAGCAAAGGTTATAAGGAAGAAGACATGGCACAAGATGTCAGAGTCATCATGCCAGATCTTGCTTTATTGGGGAAAACAAAGTAAAACGATTAATTAAGGTAAAATTATGGCTATATCTAGAATGCAAGAACCCAGACAGTTATATGGATTAGGAAGTATCGTTAAGAAAGCGGTACGAGGCGTTAAGAAAATAGTCAAAAGTCCTATAGGTAAGATGGCCTTATTAGGTGGACTTGGTGCATTAGGTGGTTCTTTTATGGCAGGTGGAACAGGGACCGGTCTTATGAGATTTAATCCTAAAAATTTAATGGCTCTTGCTAGAGGTGCTGGAAGCGCACTTGGAACTGGTGGTAATTTTAGTTCACATGTAGACTTATTTAGAGTAGGTGGAAAATCTGGTGCAGGGTTTAGTGTACCTAGAATGTTAATGGGTGGCTTAGGTGCTACAGCTTTAGCAGCTCCATTCTTTATGGGTGGTGGTGAGGATGAAGAAGAAATAACAGATGTTATAGATGTGGACGGTATAAGAAAAAGTGCAATGGACTATTATAGAAACCCTACAGGAAGTCCTTTAGCATTTATGCCTCAAAAAAAATATGTACAACCAAATTTTTA